CCGAAGTCTCCCTTAAAGTACCTATCTTGAAGTAGGTTTAATTACATCAAGTTAGAAACCACTACACGACGGTAGTAGTAGTTTGTATTGGCTGTCATAGCACCATTATCAGAATCAGAGTTATCCAATGCAGCGAATGGGTTGTTAACAATACCATAACGAGTTTTGAAACCAATCTTTGGTTGGAATGTAGATGGATCTACAGCACGAACCAACTGGAGTGGAACGTATGGGCAATAGAACATACCAGCATCAAAAGCAGAAGCACCTTTGTAACCAGCAACGAAGAACTGTGAGTTCGATACGTTGGCGGTATATGGATCAACATACACTTTGTACTTACCATTTAGAACACCAGCAAAAGTAGTGCTTGTGTCATCAATGTTCAAACCAGCGTTACCACTCAAAGCAGGAGTGTAATCAAGAACACCAGCCATTGCCAATGCAGACGCTACGTCAGCAGAAGTAATGAGGAAGTTCGCACGTCCACGACGAGTTTGTTGACCGATAGCATTGGCTTCACGTTCGATTTGGAACATTAGACCTTTGAATTTCTCAACAGACCAACGACCATTTGAGTCAACGTCCAAGTCAAAAGTACCAGCAGTGGCTGTACCAACTGCAGCACCAGGTTTAGCAATCTTATAGATTGTACGGATAACTTCACGATTAATCTCAGCAAGAATTTCTGTAGAGAGAATGTTGCTCAATTCGCCTTCAGCGTCAAGACCATGAACTGATTTCAAGTCTTGTGCCAATTCGATAGAGTATTCTGCTTTCAAAGCACGAGTCTTTGCTGTAACAGTACGCTTTTCGATCGAGAAAGCCATTTGGTTCAAAGTAGTACCACCACTACCACCAAAATCTTCACCAGTGTTTGTAGCAACTGGACCACCAGGAACCACGTTACCAGCCATTGGTGTACCAGATTGTGCTGTACCAGTTGCGCCAGAGAATGCAGAGTCTGCTTCGTTGAACAACGCTTCAGTACCACCTTGAGTGCTGTAACGTGACTTCATTGCGAAGATCAAACCAGTTGGTTGTGTCATTGGTTGAACACCGCAGACATCATAAGCGATAAGTTGTGGCATTGCACGACGAACCAAGCTAATCAATACTGGGTCAAACTTAGCGATACCACCAGTATCACCAAAAGTACCAACAGCGTTAGCTGGAGCTGTTTCGTTCAATGCTCCGAGTTGCTCGCTGTATTTGGCTTGTTCACGTTCTTGGTTTTCCAAAAGAACGGCAGTAACTTCTTTACGATAAGTATCTTTGATTGGTGTAGAGCCTTCGTGATTTAACACTGGTGCCCATTTTTCCATTAATTGTTTACGATCTAACATAGTTAGTTTCCTTTATTTGTTGTTGAGTGCTGATAAATATTTTGCCATGACAGGGTCGATAGAAATTTTCTTATCTTCTGTCAAGACTTCGACTGGAGCATCTGTAACTACAGATTTAACTTCTGTCATTACTTTGGTTGTGAAATAATTCTCACGGATAGTCTTAACTTTATTCTCAAAAGATTCTGAATCTTCATAAGAAAGTTCTTCAACTAATGCATTAAACTTTTCAGTTTCTGTATCAGTAAGACCCTGACTTACTTCCTTAACAACTTCGTTACGCTTCTGTTCAGAAATAGTTTTGGCCATTTCGATATTAGCAGCAACTTGTTCATTAAGTTTTGTTTCTAACTCTTCTAGTGCTTGTTCCATTTCACCGAGTACATCTAATTTCTCTTCAGGAATATCGATGTAATGCTCTTCAAATAGATCCTTCAAACCAGAAACGAATCCTTCAAGGATTTCTGACTTCATACCACGCTCAAGGGCTAATTCATTTTGTGTCATCCACTGCTCAGCAATATAGCCGAGGTATCCATCAACCTGTTCAACAAGTCCCTCTACATTCTGTGCAAGACTCTCATCGAGTTTTGCTTCAAATTCTTCTTCTAATCGTGCTACTTCAGCAGTAACACGTGACATAACAGCAGCTTCAAAAATTATAGCTGCTTTATTCTTAAATTCTTCTGTCAATTCTTCGCCATTTAACATAGCGTCAATGTCTACTTGTAGACTTTCCAAAGCAACATGTTCTTTACCTTTGGAATTTTGTCCAACGATAGCATGTTTTGATTTAGTGATTGGTTTCTGATCGCCAGCATTAGCATTTTGTGTTGCACGATTTGCTTGCTTTGATGTAGCATTTGATGCATCATCTTCATCAGTTACGTTATTACGCTCAACATCTGGATTTGGTGTTTCACCGCCATTTGGTACGCTGTTAGTAGCAGTACGAATGACAGATTGGTCGCCATTAGATCCACTTGGTTTAGCAGAATTGCTACCACCTTCTTTGCCTGCAACTTTAAATTCGTCTAATTGTTGTTTCTTAGACTCTGCTAAAATTTCAGCGATTTTTTGTTCGATTGACATCTTTGTTCTCCTAACTTGGATAGTTCTATTGAATTATTTATAATTTATCTGATTTTACTCAG